GCCGTCACTGGTCGAGAAACAGCGCTCGGATACCTTGACCCGAAGAACGAGTCGAAGGCGGCCGCCGGCGAAAAGCGTATCTACGCCCGCGACCCGGAGACCGGCGAAGCGGTGGTCGAAATATGGCTTAAGAATGACGGCGAAGCGCTGGTTATAAATGCTAACGGGTCCGTAAAGTTACGCCCAGATGGCGGTAGCGTGGTTACGACCCCGGAGTCTACTTTCGACTGCGCGGCGGGCGGCTCTATCGCTGGCGCGAACGGGTCCGGCTCATTTGAATTACAGGCCGGAGGTGACTTTTTAGTAAATGGCGTTACAATAGATACTAGCGGAAATATAACCAGCCCGGCGACAATTACGGCCCCTAACGTGGTCGGTAGTACGTCGGTAACTGCGGCAGGCAAAGAACTAGCAGGGCACGTACACCCAGCAGGCAGCCCGCCAGGAACGACAGGACCTAACGTATAATGCAAAACCAGCAAGGCGACGTTAAGCTATTCCAGACCGATAACGAGGGCGATATAAACGTCCGGGACGGCCTGGTCCAGATGGGGGGCGGATTAGAAACCGCCGCCTACCTTTCGCTATTCGGCGGGAATGAAGACGACGACGGCCTCGCGGAGAATAATAAAACCTGGTGGGGGAATCTGGACGAAATCGACCCGGCCCGCCAGTATCGCAGCGAAACCCAGAACCTATTACGCGCCATACCGGCAACGTCCGGGAATTTGCGCCGCATAGAAGACGCGACCGCCCGGGACTTAGCCTGGTTTATAGCGGAGCGCGTCGCGTCGTCGGTATCCGTATCGGCGAGCATACCAGGGGTAAACCGCATTAAATTAACCGTGGATATCGAGGCAGACGGCGACGAGTCGCGCTTCGAGTTCGTAGAGAATTGGAAGGCTAACGTATGAGCTTAACGACCCCGACGACGAAAGAAATAAGCGATAACATTATCGCCCAGCTCGAAGCGTCCCTTAACCAAAGTATCCCCCTTTTACCGAAAGCATTCTTACGAGTCTTAGCGCGGGCCTTGGCTGGCGTTTTTGTGCTTCTGTATAAGTACGGCGGCTTTATGTTCCTGCAGATGTTTGTACGGACGGCCACGATATCCGAAACCACGATTAACGGTCGGGCACTTTCGCCCCTAATCGAGTGGGGCCGCTTAATCGGAGTAGGCGACCCGGCGCCAGCAACTAACGCCGAGTTACTTATCGATATTACTGTCGAGAACCAGGCCGGCGTATTACCATCCGGTACGCAACTGGTTAGCAGCGATAACGGCGTTACGTATATTACGATAGGTTCGATTTTCCTTAATGCCTCCGTGGTGCAGGCCACCATACGCGCGGTATCTGACCAGGCGGGCGGGGGTGGTGCCGGCGCTATCGGAAACCTGGGCGCCGGCGCTGCGGTATCATTCGCTAACCCGCTCGCTAACGTAGCGCGTGCCGCCCTCGTGGTATCCCAGACAGTAACAGGCGCGGACGGAGAGAGTACCGAAGCGTACCGCCAGCGCATTATAGACCGCTTCCAGAAACGGCCGCAGGGCGGCGCGTATGCCGATTATGAGCAATGGGGCGAGGAACCAGCAGGCATCATTAACGTATACCCGTATACTAGCGACTGCCCGGGCCAGGTGGACGTTTATGTCGAGGCCACGCCGGAAAGCTCCGGCAGCCCCGACGGCATACCTACGAACGCGCAATTACAGGAGGTATTAGACTCTATCGAGCGGGATAGCTCCGGACTCGCTACGCGGCGGCCGGCTAACGCCCTGGTTAATGCCTTCGCTATATCCCGTACCGGTTTCGACGTTAGGGTTATAGGGCTATCAGTGACGAACCAAACAGAAGTCCGAGACCAGATAGAAGCGTCGCTTAGCGAATATTTTAAGAATCGCGAGCCTTATATATCGGGCCTCTCCGTCCCCCCACGGCGGGACCGGATAACGTCCTCTGCGGTGGGCGGCGCGGTAGAGGATATAGTTACCGCTAACGGCGGGATATTTGCTTCCGCGTTCGTCTCTCTATCCGGGATTGATATAACTGCGTACACCCTCGGGATAGGTGAAAAAGCCAAG